ACAGTTTTCGGCTAAAATAGTTGAGTTTAAGTTAGCAATACCAAGTCTGTTTTCACAACAACAATCAGCAAATTGTCTACTTAATGCAAATGTGTCTTGCATTTGATTTACTGCTCTATTATTGGCTGCAATTTCACTGTTATAAAATCCATTTGAAATTGCACTTGTTATGTCGTGTCCAGTATTGCATAATTGGTTGGATAGTGAATAAATGCCACTATTTACAGTATCTAATTGATTAGATAAATGTAATGTGTCAAATCCATTGTTAGTGTTTTGCATAATTTCTTTTTGACCGTTGCTTAACCAAGCATAGCCATTATCAAAACCATTATTTCCAAAACCAAAGCCACCGTTGCCATTGTTGCCCCAGATAAGAGCCAATAAAACAATTAGCCAAATTGCTGAATCACCGCCAAAGAAACCTCCGTTTCCACCAAATCCTCCACCCATCATTGGATAAACAGGGTAAGCAAAACCGTTATTTCCATTTGTAGTTGCTAGTTCAACAGTTGGAGTTATTCCGTTTCCGTTCATTAGTTCACCTCCTTTCATATATCTAACCCTTTTTGGGATTGATACCTACTTTATCTAGTTGTTCATTTGTTATACCGAAACCATTTGCAAATTGTCGAAATTGTTGTATTTGTTCTGGAGTATAATTGCCCATCATATTATTCAACATTTCTTGTGGATTATTTTGCTTCATACTTTGAAATTGTTGAAATAATTTAGGATTCTTGGCTTTCATTTGTGTTTGTAGTTGATTCATCAGTAACAACATTGGATTCATTCTTTTTCATTCCTTTCTTCAATTCTTCAATTTGTGCTTGTAAATATTCTATTTTCAAATCTTTACTATCTTTTGGTACTATTTCGTTTAACTCGTATGTTTTTATATCTCCCTTTGTATTCTTAATCCACACAACAGACATATCTTTACTAAAATAAGGTTTATCTCCTATCACTAAATCTCGTTGCACTTCGTCCATCGAATTGGCGTATCGAATTACTTCACGATTTGTTGGTGCTATCTGAAAGTTCTGCGTCAAATTCGTCGGTTGCTGAGGTGGTTGCTGTATTTGTTGTTTTATTTTTTCTAACTCGGCCATTTGAGCATTAATTCTATCAATATTGGATTGAGCATTATAATTCATTACATATGGATTATTGAACATTATTTCACCTACTTTCAAAAATAAAAAGAAGAGAATACAGGTTTCGGTTAGTATATTCTCTCCTTTCTGATTAAATTATCCCATAAAAAAAGAGTAGGAACCTACACGGTTTCTACCCTGAAACTATAATCATCCTAATATTATGCAACGGATAATCTTGTTTTTAATTTTTCTAATTATTTTATTAACGTTGCTTTCACAAGTTCCCAATTTATATGCAATAGCAGTTATTGTTTCTTCTTCTCGTCTTAATTCAAGCACTTGTTTTTCCATTTTAGTGAATCTTGCATTTTTCATAAAATAATCATATTCCTCATCCGTAAACTGAAAATCCCAATGCTTCTTTTTAGACTCTAACTGCAGACCTTTTAGCATTGCCATTTTTCTTATATGCTATTCGTCTAGCATTTCCGTTTCTGGTTCCAGTTGATTTACGATGAGTTTTAGAAGTTTTTGTAACTTTTTGATATGCTCTGCTCATTAATAATCACCTATTCCATATTGCGTTATCGTAGAGCCATTTGTACTATGTGCTGTTTGTTCTACCGTTTCAGTTACAAAATCAAATTGATTAATATACCAAATCCATACAACATTGCTTACAACCAAGCAAATAATCAACAGCACTATTGTCCAAAATTGTCTAGATATAATTTGACTTGCTAAATCTTTATTCTTCACATTAATTCCCCCTCCCAATAAATACAGTCACAATTAACTAAACTCTTATGTATGATTATATCACAAATGATTGTTCTTGTCAAGTATATCTGTTTTGCTGAAGTGCCAATCTTTCATTTTATCTGCAAGAACGTGAACATAATCGTCTCCACCAAGTTTTTCGTATATGGCTAAAGAATTAAGCCAGTTTTTATAAATGTAATCAGGAATATCTTTTGTTTTTTCGTACACATAATATGTTGTAGTTAAATTATTTTGAAACATTGTCATCAACGCTTCTTTGAGTAATTTACCTTCCTGGTCTTTATCTTTTAATTTTTTCTTATAACCTTTAATTTGAGACAATAAATATCCTAGCGAACCTGTAATCACAAAAGAAATAATTGTTTTAATTATAGTTTCTAACACAGTATCACCTATTCAATGACAATTTGGAATTTCGTAGCAGTAACACCATATACTCCTGCGTATCCGTCTTGTCCATTTCCCTTCTCATCATCATATTGATATGGATAATCATTAACTTTATATTTAGCCTTTTTGTAAGGTCTTATATTATCTGGTGTTATATAGTAAACTCTTATACAATCAATTGGTTTGTTATTTCCTGCCCAGCCGTTGTGGTAATCGTTTATGTCATATCCGGTAACTTTAGGTAACCAATCTCCACCTTTAATGTGGCACTGGTACCAAATATCTCCCTTGTCAACACCAATTGCAACTCCGATTATCGGAGAGTTTTCCCAACCAGCATAATCCTCCAAATTTCTAACAGCAGGAAGCCATCCGTGCTTTTTCGTTTTTACACGATAAGTAACATCAACATCACTCCCGCTAGGCACCCCGGCGTTTATTTTATTCGCCTCACTTATAATATAATCAATTTTAGAAAGTAAGTATGGTCCTGGGCATTCCGTTGCATAGAACATACTGTGCCATGTTAAGTTTTTACCTTTTACTAACTTTCCTAAGTTATTTCTCTTAGCAATATCAGCAACCAGCCTAATAAGTTGTCTTAAAACTTTATCACTAACTTCCCAGTTTCCACCATACACACTATTGGAAGTTTCGATAGTAACTGATTTGCAGTTTGAATCCCAGTTTGAATTACACCAAGCAGTATTTTCTTCTCCTACGTAACAAGCAATTTCCCCATCCTTGCCTATTCCGTAATGCGATGAACCATATCTTCCTGGAGTTTGAAATATCTCACCGCATCTTTTTGCCGTCAATACACCAGCCATGTGATGTATTGTTATGGCTTCAATTTTTCTACCACTTCTTCCGTATGTAAAGTTTCCTTCATACGCAGGATAAGTAGCAGTGGCTAAGGGCGACTTAATCATTTTCATCACCCTTGCCATTTGATAGTTCTTCCATTGTTTTGTCCCCGATGTGTTCCATTCGATTCACTCTCCTTTTTCTTCCATACTAAATAGTTTACCACCTACAAGATATAAACTAATTACACCAGTAATAGCAACTATTGTTTTGGATACATTATCTAAATGCCATCCCCAGATTGGACTTAAAGCAAGAATTAAAGCATTAATCATATTTAAACCATTAACAATGTATTTGCTTATTTTTTTAATCTTATTCATTTTCTCACCTACCCTTGCTTATAGATTTTCATATAAAAATCTTTCTGTACCGGAATTATAAATAAAACTACGACTAACCTTATCGTACATACAAGGCATATCATTATCATCAAGCACTGGTATTAAATGCATTGCCAAATTACCATTTTCATAAAGTTTGCATTCATAAATATAGCAATTGCCTTTTGTGAATGTAGTGCTTCCATCGAAGCCTCCAAACAAATACAAAGGCATAAATGTTGGCATTGTGGTCGCAGTATAATTTGCATAAGTTGTTCCATCTAGACTTACACTATTTTTATCCATAATAAATGTATGAACATTCATATCTGCAGGATAGTTAATACCACTTTCTAGATATTGTTCACCAAAGGTAAACCAAAAATTACCTGACTTACTGTTGTTATATGTGCTCAAATAAAACCCTTGACCATTACTGTCTCTAAAACCAAATACTCGTGTCCATTTATATCTTGTATTAGCATAATATTGAAATGTTATCTCAATTTTAGTATTAATTGTTGGCGTATAACCTGTATTAATATATTGATAACCTGAACTACCTAAATACAATACCTGCGTATATGCTGGCTCCGGTTGACTCTTTTCATATATAACATTATTACCTTGATACGCTTTGACTATTAAGTTGTCTCCTGAGTAAATATCTATTATATCCTCTCCAACTAACATATTATGTAGTCTCCTTTATGAAATAAATTACATTAGACGAATGCGTACTAAGTGCATCGTATTCTGCCTGCGTTCCAACCCAAATTTTATCGTCAACATACTTCTTTGTGGCTGGATGATAGTTTGATGTTGGAGTATAACTACCTTCGTTTACTGTAGTTAGTATTCCTGTTGTTATACTCTCAATTTTAGTATTGTTTCCAATTGTTGCCACATCTCCACTCCAACTCAAATAAACTGTCAATACCCTAGTTGTTAAAGTAGGA